TTGCCCTATACGATGATAATCCGGGCCAATAGCGATAGTCAAAACAGCTTTTTTCCGTTTAATCATTTGGGCGTCAGCAACAGTAGTTACAGTACGAGTTGAGAGACTACTATCCTTGAATACAGTTGACGCATCCGTTCCATTCATGTGAAGCAAAAGTTTTGTGTAAGAATCATTCCCTGGCATTTAAACAGAACCCTCATCCCAACCCACGGCATCCCCACCGGAGAAGGGTTTTTCTTTATCCCAATTCATTATAACAAACTTGAAAGCAAGAAATCCTTTATCGAAAAGATACCCAAATCCCGATTCAAACCACCAATCACGAAGCGGTCTGAACACCACATCGTATCGGGGGAACAGGAAAGGGATCTTGTTCCATAAAGTAGTCTTGACTACGTAAATATTGAACGTAAAAATCCCATTGGGAAAATTCTCCGTCACCGGCTTCCAAACCTGGAACGTGGACATCCATTTTCCGTTCCTCTTGAAGCCTAAACGGATGTCCACAAGGTAACGCGCCCACTCGGGCTTGATTGCCAAGACACCTTCTGTCCATTTATGCCCGAAGTTGCGCCAGTCGTCAGAAGTCATCTTTCTCCCTTATGCCGGAGCATTAGTAATATCCATGTTGAACGCCGGAACGTTGACGGTGTTGCCATCGGTAAGGGTCTGCGAAGTACAAGTCGTGTAATACAGCACCTTTTCACCGACGAAATCAACGAGAGCAACATAGATAGCATCTCCGGTGTGCAGTACCTCAATCGCGTTATTGGCGATGCTGACCAAACGTCGAACCAAACTAACCGTCGAAGGGCCGGTGAAATTGCTCCCGGAGATCGTCGTAATCGCCAACATGCTTGTACCCTCTGTCGTTGCGATGCTAAAGCTCGTAGGTTCGGCCTCGCAGATGCACAACCGCGTCGCATTATTCTTGATGTTATTCAGGTGGGCATCCTGGTTATCGGTATTACTGAACTTTGCCATTTTCCTTCACCTCTTCTTTTTCAATTATTATAGAATTCTGACCGATTATTCCGTCTTGAACTTCCAGCGTGATTGACTCTGGTTCTTTCTTCTCTTCTGGATCCATGGATTTTCCCCCCTTTATGAGTAAGTTAAAGTTAAGTGATTCGTCCACACGTTATCGAACGAATCATTCCCGTCGGCAAACAGAATAACAATGGTTTCGCCTGACATATCTACTCTTTTGATTCTCCACAAAGCAGCGGCTTCATCGGTATTCGCCTGGGCCTCGCCCATGTAGTAAAGTGGATAATGGCCTTTATCAAATCGCGCAGTGAGATCATCCTGCATTACCGTATCTCCCTTTTCTCCCTTGTCGCCTTTATCTCCCTGCACTATCTCCCGAATGGAAATGGCCGCTTGTTGGCCCGTGTCTAATGTGGGCGTGATGGTGATGATGACATGCTCGTTCATGATTACCTATTTTTGTAATATTCTATCCGCTTTTCAGAATGTTCCACCGTGGCCGCACTTGGACGCCTTGATCCATACCATTCCAAAACTCTATGTGGCGGCTTGCGAGCTACAAGACAATATTCCTTCTTCCCACTTTTAGGATTTTCTCTCTGAGTAAGCATGAGATTTCCTATTTCTTGTACTTAAGATATTTTACTTAATAAGGAATTTTTTTTGTTTCTCCAGTTTTTGACATTTTCAACCGCTCAAGCTCGGCGTGGGCGAATGTTGGATCAATGGCAGCAAGAAATTCCAGGGCGAATGCCGTGGCGCCCTGCAATCGGATCAATGGGTTTCCATCCATCCGCGGGAAGTGAAGGCCGGCATCGAGGTGGTATGCCTGAATTTCTTGCTTGATTGCCTCGAATTCAGGATTACCCTGAAGGTTCAAAACTGCCTCGAAAAATCGTTTCCCGGGTTTAAACTGCAATTATGCCCCCTGATTAAACATACGCGTGTCGGTGCCCTGTGCGGGATTGCCCGCCTGATCAAGCGTAGCGGGCCCAGGCTGAGACGGTATCGCCTGTCCTATGCCGGGAGTGGCCTGATTCATTTGCTGTTCGGGAACAATTCGATTCTCATCCAACTCAAGGGACCGCGCCGTGGTCTTCAGGAGATACCGGCGGCCATCCGGTCCCATGATCCCAACGTCAGTCGGATTGTTCGTCATCTGTAGAAACTCAATCCGACGCTGTGCTTGCTGCTCTTTGGCCAGCAGAGAGATGGCACCCTGGGCCACGATCTTATGATCCGGAATAAGGCCATAGTTCCGGAAATTCTGGATAACTTTGTAGTAGGCATTTTTGACACAGGGAACGATGATCCGGCTGTCGATGGCCTTGATCACGCCCTTAATGCCCCTGGCTGCCTGCGTGATCAACATCGAGAGCCCCGACGCGGTATTTCCTCCACCCCCAACCTGGGGGTCTCCGTGAGCGTAGGCGGGTATTCCAGAATGTTCGTCGGCCAGGTTACTGAAGAATTTATAACAGGTGATCAGGCGCTCAACCACGAGCGGGGGGGCATAAAAGTTGATCGCCTTCGAGCTCTCCATCTGATCGTTGGTGGTCAAGAAAACTCGGTACGGCCAAATCTTTGTGGACTCCCCGGGGGCCAGCCTGTCCTTGTTGACTTCCACCATGGGGCCGCTCGCCACCGCCAAATTGTGCATAATCGCCCGGGCCGAGGCGTTGCACGCCCGCTGATCGTCAACAATTAACTGCGGGAGGCCCTTACCCCAGAAATTATCTTGAATCTCTTCGTAGCAGATCCGGTAGTAAGGCTTCTGTTTCATCGGATCATAATTCAACATAGCCTTGATTACGCGAGTGCCAATCAGCCAAGCGCAGACCGGATATTCTTTCGTCGGATCGGGAATCTCTTTTTCGTCCATTCCCCAATCAACAAGAAGTTTTCCTTGGACTTCACCCCAGAACTCCAGGCAGTCGATATTCTCGCCAAGATATAGATCCATCGTGGTTTTCTTCTCGATCATCTGTTTCGGTGCATCAAAAAGAGTCCACTCCCGGAGACCGCCATTGCGATATTGTTCAAGAACTTCGTCAATTTCGTCGGCTTTATAGCCGGGTATATCTTTCAGGGCTTCGAGTTCTTTTTTCTTTACCCGAATTAGATCGATCAAATACCCGTCTTGCGGGCCTGACGAATTCGGCTGAGGGAAAATATGAAATGGAGATCTGCGCTCGTATTTCCATACGAGGTCATCTTTGACTATGATTTCGTGTTTCCCATCTTGACTGGCAATAATTTCTATCGTCGGCTCCATGCGCATCACGGGGCCCTTGATGATCCCGGCCGGAAGGCTTACAAGGTCTTTGACAAAATTCTCGATGGCCTCGTACCAGGCACCCTCGGTGAGATGATCGTCCACTTCGATCTTGATTTTTTCCGTCCGGTCTTTGGCCTCCTGGATGAGGATTTCTTTCATCATTTCTTCAAACTTCGGGACCATAGACTTGATCATACCCAAGATTTCCATGGGGTCGATCTTCCCTTGTTGCTGGATAATCGCATCGACAATGACGGAAAACATCTTCTGGACAAATTGCTCTTGGATTGATCGAAGAATTTCTGGGGGAAGGTCAGGGTCTGGAGTTGGTTCGATGTCCCAAGGTTTGTAAGAGGGCTGGCATAGCACGTCTTTAATCCATGCCTCAGCCGCCCGGACTTTAGTGTCTGTCAACATCATGAAGTAATTTGGGACATCGGCCTCCATAATCGCCGTGAGCATGTCGGGTTCGTACTGCCCGTCGATCTGCCGGAGGTTTTTCAGCATCTGCTCTTCGACGATGAACTTTGAACGCTTGGCTTCCTGCCACCGTTTCCGGATATACCCAGCAAGATTATTCTCGAACTGGTCTTCACCCTCGGTCTTCGCAAGCGCATCCGTACCAGCCCGGGCCTGGTCACGGAGAGCTCTTTGCTCGGTGACTTCCTGGGGAGTTGAGATTGGAACCAAACCTTTTGATTCGGCCATTATATTTCCCGTATAGGAAAAAGAGTTATTTTAGGAAAATGCCGACATTCTGGGCTGAGGGGTCGGCTGGACAGTCCCATGGAACTGACTTTCCCTTGCCGGGGTAATCCCGCGTTCAATCGTCATGCAAGCGTACTGAAGGGCATCGTGTGGGTGACTTACGGCGTTCTTTTCTGGCTGATCAGCGTAAATATCTGCACCAGCAATGTTCATGCGCCGGCGCTTATATTCTCCGTTAAAACCTTTCCGGAGAAGAGTGCAGGAGGGGTCAAGCTGGAATGCCGGTTTCCCCTCGACGAGCTTGGTAAGAAAATTGTCAACCGATGAAAAGCGTGGCTCCAGGGCGTTCGAGTAAGCCAGCTTCACCGGGAATCCGCACTGTTTCAATTCCAGGTAGCAGGATCGGGCTTCGTCTATTTCAGACCGGCGTGCTCCGGATGGATCGCAACCCGATACGTAAGAAAATCCGTTGAAGTTAGCAACAAGGTACGGCCGGACGGCATCACGGGCGAACCGGAGTAGTCCCATTTCGGTGGCACACAATTCTCGAAGTACCCTGAGTCTTCCGGTGGGGTGATATTGCACCATAACGCAAGCCGGGGTAAGTCCAAAATCCCATCCAAGAGTGAGATGAATACCACGCCATGGATCCAATCCAACCAGCCCGCAATGCTCCGAGTCTAAATAATTCGTGTAGATGATCTTACCTTCCCGAATGTAACCATATTGGCCATGGATATAAACCCGGATGTAGTCGGCATCTTTGCCAACGGCCAGGTCACGGTAATAATTCGAAGGAAGGTGAGTAAGGTTTTCAGCCTTATCCGAAAGGCCTGACGGCTGATGAAAATAATCGTACTTTTCTTGGAGCTCCGGATCGTTCGGAAGCTTTTCGACGAATAATTTATAAAGCCAGTGGTCCGTATCGCAGGGGTTGGTATCCATGATGATACCGCCCCAAGTGGCCCCGCCGTCTCTTTTCGGTGGATATTGATTTACCCGACCGTCAAGACCGTCGAAGATTATCTTGGGTATTTCCCGGGCCTCGTTGATCCAGGCTCCAGTAACTTCCAAAGAGAGCAGGTTTTTGACATGCTCGGGTCGGTCCAAGGCACGAAACAAAATTTCGGCTTCGACAGTTGTGCCGTCTGAAAGCCGGAGGAACATATTGTAATCTGGAGTTGGATTGCTGCGATAATCGCCAAAATACTCCGGAGGAAACCAATAGTTGAAAGTTTTTATAGTAGTATCACGGAGTTCCGGATATGTATTCCTTACGACGATCCACCGAGTACGCCGGCGGCCGCGGGAATCCGGTTTCTGTTCACTGGCCTTCTGGTAGATCTCCATCGTGCAGGCACTGGACTTGCCAGAACGGAATGGCCCAATGATGAACCGAACCCGCTTCTTACTTTCGGAAAACCGGTTTAGAGTCGGCGCATCGTTGTAACTGAAAAACAGGTCATAGACTTGTTTGGGCTGTTCGTCCTGCATTTAGTACCAGACCGAGGGAGGCCGATTCGATGGATTAAGATCTGCCGTCGATGGAATAGGATAAGGAACATACCGCAACGGATAAATCGTTACGGTCCCATCTAAAGGCAAGGGAGTAGAACATTTACACGACGCTACCCATGGCGCCCAGCACTTCCCACATCTCGGGCAAATCCAGCCAGTTTCCATTTTATCACCTATTTTTTGAATAATCTATCGGCAACCATGACAACCGGAACATTGGCGGCATACCAGGACGCGACAAATCGTACTTAAGATGAATCCTAGGCCCCTGACACGCTTAAAAATCGGTTTTTGATATTTTTTCGTGACCATTTATTTCTGAATTACAACATTTACCATGACACCGCCACGCCCCCGACCACCAACCCCGGGGCGCCCGGGCCCGCTCTCCATCTCTTTCTGGTGGGCTTCCGTCTCCAGGTCGCTCTTACGAACATTCACATATGCCGAAATTGTGTCTTTAGCCTTACTCGCGGTAAATTCCGGATTGGCAATCGTCTTACCGTGATGGTCAGGATCCGGGATCACCATCTCTCCGGTAGTCTTCACTAAATAATTCAAAACATTAGATTTGATTATGTCGAGAGATGAACGACTTGCAAGCTGCCTGACTTTTCTACCCCAGCCGAACTTCCTACCCCACTGATAAACCGTCTCCTTCTTGATCGAAAAATACTCGGCAACCTTCGGAATGGTCCGTTTGTCGCCCAGGGCCAGGTAATATTCGAACACCCGCTTCTGATCTTCATTCTCGACCGGACCAGCCGGGGGAGCCGCCACAGTCCCAACTGAAGCAGTAACCACAGGCTTTATTCGGGGACGGCCGCGCTTAGGCTTAATCGCCCGATTGGGCATAAGTACGACCGTCCCCTTTGGTTGGTGTTCTATCTGAGAAGGCAGCAATTCTACCGCCTTCACCAATGCATTCTCGGGAAACATTATAGGATCGACCCCGCGGCCTCCTGGGCATCGTCCTCAGTGTTCCGCCCTTCAAAATCAAAAGACCAATACGGAAGAAAATGAAACGGAATTCTACCTCTCAACGATCCTCCGGAAATCGGATCCAAACCCCTCATCTCGCATTCCGCACTCCGAGGTATCCCGTTACATAACGAACACGTCCCTT